GATCCCGCGCTGTTACTTCGACCGCGATGCTTGCCGCGAGGGCTTGGAAGCCCTGCGCCATTATCACCGCGCATGGCGGGACCGTACGCGCGACTTCGCGAATTCGCCTGTCCACGATTGGTCATCGCATAGCGCCGACGCTTTCCGCACGATGGCGGTAGGGCTGAACAGCCGCGCAGATCCCGATCGGCGCTTACCGCCGGTCGCCGACAACCAGTACAACCCATTTGGTGCAGTCGCATGAGTTTCTTGTTCGGTAAACAAAAGACGCCACAGTTGCCGCCGCCGCCGCCCGTTCCACCGCCGCCGGCCGTCAAACCGCCTGATACAGACGTGCGCGATGAAGTGCGCGCCGACATTAGGCGCCGCAGCGGCCGCACAAGCACGATCGCGACCAGCGGCGTTGGTTTGACGACTGAGCCGGAAACGCGCGTGCCCAGTTTATTATCAACTGCAGGGAAGAAGTAATGTCCGCTGTATTTTCAAAACCGTCTGCGGCACCAACGCCGGCGCCGGTGCAGCCAAAGCCGGTCGTGCACCCATCTAAGCCTGTCGCCGCCGGCCAGCGCGAAGGTGAGAAGCGCGCTACGGTCAGGCGCGTCCGCACGGGCATGGGCACGCAAGCGCGCAGCCCGTCGGTCTTAAGCAGACCTGACCTGATCAACGCGATGTTTCGACCGCGCCAATTTCTTGAAAACGATGCGAAGAAATACTTAGGCTAATTATGGCTTCCGACGACCGCGCAGTAATGTTGCTCAAGCGCCTGGACAAGCTGCGCGTGCGCCGCCGGGGCTGGGAGAAGCACTGGCAAGAAATTGGCGACTACGTTGTGCCGCGCAAGGCCGACGTGACGCGCCAGCGCACGGCAGGCGACAAGCGCATGGAGTCGGTCTACGACGGCACGGCGATTCACGCCGCGGAGATGTTGTCGGCCAGCCTGCACGGCATGTTGACCAATCCCAGCACAAATTGGTTTGAACTTGCCTATATGAATCGCGACTACAATCTTGACGAAGAGGCGAAGGAGTATCTGGAGAGCGTTACCGAAATTATGAACCGCGAATTCCAGCGGTCCAATTTCGCGGAACAAGTCCATGAGCTGTATCACGACCTAATCACGTTCGGCACCGGTGTTATGTTCATCACTGACGCGCCTGACGACAACGGTGTGCGGTTCGCCACGCGCCATATCAGCGAATGTTTTGTGGCGGAAGATGAATTCGGCCGCGTCGATACGGTGTTTCGCGAGTTTAAGATGGATATCCGCGCAATGGCGCGGCAGTTCGGCGAAGACGCGATCGGCGCCGAGATGCAGAAGAAGTTGGAAAAGGATCCGTACGAAGAAGTGAAGATCGTCCACATTGTGATGCCGCGCGATGATCGCGATGCACGCAAGATCGACGCATTGAACAAGCCGTTCGCCAGCATCTACATCGAACCCAAGCAAAAGATCGTGTTGTCCGAAAGCGGGTTCAACGAATTTGCGTATGTATGCCCCAGGTTTTTGAAGGGGAGCCAGGAACAGGGTTACGGCCGCAGCCCTGCGATGACGGCATTGCCGGATACCGCGATGGTCAACGCCATGTCGTTGACGACGATCACCGCGGCGCAGAAGCAAACGGATCCGCCGCTCATGGTGCCGGATGATGGGTTCGTTCTGCCTGTCAGAACCAAGCCTGGGGGATTGAATTATTACCGCAGCGGATCGCGTGACCGGATTGAGCCGCTCAATATCGGCGCGAACAATCCGCTTGGCTTGAATCTTGAAGAACAGCGTCGGCAGGCGATCCGCGCAGCCTTCTACGTCGATCAGTTGTTGATGGGTAACGGCCCGCAGATGACGGCGACAGAAGCTGTTTTGCGGAATGAAGAAAAGATGCGGCTGTTAGGCCCAGTTCTCGGCAGGCTCCAAGCCGAGTTACTACAACCAATGATTGAACGCGTTTTTGCTCTCTTACAGCGACAGCGTCAATTCCCAGAGCCGCCTGAGATCATCCAGGGCAGCGATTTCCGCGTCGAGTATGTTAGCCCCCTCGCGAAGGCGCAGCGACAGTCCGACATACAATCGATCATGCGTTTATTTGAACTCATGTCGCCGCTGGCGTCGGTCGATGCCGGCGTCTTCGATCATCTCGACATAGACGGCCTAGTGCGCCACATGATCAAGACGCTCAGCATCCCGGCGTCGGTAACCAAGGGTGAGGGCGAGGTCGCACTGACGCGCGACGAGCGCGCCCAGCAGGAACAGGCTGCGGCTGCAATGGCAGAGGCGCAGCAGACTGCGGAAAGCCTGGGCGCCGTCGCACCGGCTATTAAAGCAATTGGCGGCATCCAAGAGTGACGCCAGAGCATATGAAGGGTCTGCGCGATGACGCGCGGATGCTGCTTAATACATCTGAAGGCCAACGCGTCTTGGAGGATCTGCAGGCGCGGTACGGCTTTTACACGCCGACGTTTTCGGCTGACCCATACGAGAGCGCTTACCGCGAAGGGCAGCGCTCTGTCGTGCTTTTTTTGATGTCGCTTTTGCGCGACGAACCACAACGAGAGGATTTTGATGGCTGAAGAAGATCAGGTAGCGGTGTCGGCCGAAGACGAGCCGGTAGCATCGTCTGACGAAAATTGGCGTAGCCAACTGTCCGACGAATTGAAAGACCACAGCACGCTGGAGCCGATCCAGAGTGTCGAGAATTTGGCGAAAGCGTACGTCAACGCCAGCAGCATGATTGGCCGCGATAAGATCGCGTTGCCCGGCAAACACGCGAGCGCTGACGATTGGTCAGAGGTGTACGATCAACTGGGCCGGCCAGAAAGTGGCGAGCATTACGAGATCGATGCCGGCGAAGGCTCCGACGAAGATTTGGTGGGTTGGTTCAAAAACACAGCCCATGACATTGGCCTCAACAACGATCAGGCGCAGCGGTTGATTGGCGCGTATAACGATATGCTCGGCCATCAAGCCGAGGCCGCCGGTCCCAACCTTGAGGCGATACAGGAAGAGGTCACCGCGGAATTGCGGCAAGAGTATGGCAACGCTTTCGATGACCGCCTGGTTATTGGCAAAAGCATTGTCGATGAGTTTTCAGACAACGACATGTCTAACATCCTATTGGCTGACGGCCGCGCGCTTGGTGATCACCCTGATTTCATCCGCGCAATGGTCAACGTCGGCATGTTCATTCGCGAAAAAGTCAGCGAAGACGATTTTATTGGGGACCGCTCCGACAACTCCATGACGCCTGCAGAGGCGGAAGCGCAGCTTGTCGAAATTGAAGCGCAAAACGGCCCGCTGTGGGACCGTCACCACCCCCAACACCAGAATTTCGTAACGGAGCGCAACAGGCTCTACGAAGCGATATACGGCAATGACGCCGTAGCAGGGTAGCCGCACCGGTCCTGCCGTACGCTTGTAAGACAAGCCGCCGATCGGGCGTTAAACGAAGGATAGTCCGCGCCGCGGGTAGCTGACCGACAAACCCTTAAACCTTAACCGGAGTGTTGTGTAATGAGTACACAGATCACTACCGCGTTTGTGAACCAGTTCAGCAACAACATTACGTTGCTGAGCCAACAGCGCGGTTCCCGTCTCCGCAGTGCGGTACGGGAAGAGAGTGTCACAGGTGAAAAGGGGTTCTTCGACCAAGTGGGGCAAGCGGCTGCGATTAAAAGGACGAGCCGCCACGCTAAATAATTGGCGCATTGATCGGCAACGGTCAATTGATAACCCTGTGAATTCAGTGGAACCCCTAACGGTCACGCCGAGGGCAATACTGAGCGAAGCCCCAAGTAGGGGAACGTGCAACGACTATCCGCAAGGAGTAGGGCCAAGCGGCCCGAAGCGCAGGGCATCCCTATGGGATGGTGATATAGTCTCAGCCGGCAAGAAATTGTCGGGAGCTGTTTATTCAGCCGGTAAGTCAGTCGCGTGGCTTATTGAAGATTCTGGATACTCCACTTGTTGAAACACCCCATTCCCGAAGAATGGTGACCCTTGAGACCTACGAATGGGCAGACCTTATAGACGATTCTGACAAGGTCAAAATGCTCGCTGACCCGACATCGACGTATGCCCAGGCTGCATCCGCAGCGATCGGGCGGGCGATCGATTCTGAAATTATTGCGGCAGCCACTGGCACCGCGAAGACCGGTAAATCTGGTAGTGGCAGCCAAGCGCTGACCAAGACCATTGCCAACGGGTCTGCAGATCTCACGGTCGCAAAACTGCTCGAAGCCAAGGAGTTGATGGACGAGTCCGACGTTGACCCGTCGATACCGCGATACATCGCGGTTTCGCCGGATCAGGTGACGGCTTTGCTCAACACCACCGAGGTAAAATCGAGCGACTTCAATACCGTCAAAGCGTTAGCTGCGGGCCAGCTCAACAGCTTTTGCGGC